GTAAACGGAATCTATCAAGCAATCTCAGCTAAACATCAAGGTGGTGAAGATTTTGGTTTGAAGCGCGAAAATGAAAACAAATTTGTAAATGTAGAAACGATGGATGGTTTTGGCGTAACTCTTCACGGCAATAAACTAATGATTAAATATGCTAGCGAAGAGCCTATTCAAGTAATGCACGATAAGCGTTTTGAGTATAAGCTAGAACAAAGAATTAACGATATTAAAAATACAATCGTTAAGAACTTCAGTTCGGTTACCGGCACCTCTTTAAAACTAAAGCAACAAGGCGAACTTGTTTCATTAGTAGAAACAACAAACCGTGTTAGAGTTAAAGTAAAAGCCCAGATGGCTTACGAAGTTGGAAATCTTTCTGAGGTTGCAGAGGTTAGTCAAAGCTCGGAAGAGCGCGCAGCAAAGACCGTAGAGGTAAATGCGGCTGCTAAGAAGTTAGAAAAAGGCAAAGTAAAGCCAGTGAACGTAACCCGCAAAGATAAATAATGGTGAACGTATGGCAGATGAATTAACTCTTGAGGAGATTAAACAGGAAATAATTAAATGTGGACGTAATCCATCATACTTCTTAAAGAATTATGCAAAGATTACACATCCAGAGAAAGGCACAATCCCGTTTAGAACCTACAAGTTTCAAGATGAGATGTTGGATAATTTCCGCGATCATCGTTTCAACGCAATAGTAAAAGCCCGCCAGCTTGGTATCTCAACCATAGTGGCGGGCTATATTGCTTGGTTGCTTTCTTTCCAGAAAGATAAAAACGTACTTGTCATGGCGACCAAGTATGCAACAGCCAGCAATATGGTTAAAAAAGTTAAGTATATGGTGAGTAATATACCAGACTGGCTTAAGCTTGCAACGGTTACAATAGACAACAAGCATAGTTTTGAATTATCAAACGGCTCGCAGCTTAAGGCAATTGCAACAAGTCCAGATGCCGGTCGTTCTGAAGCTGTATCGCTCCTAGTAATCGACGAGGCGGCTCACATCGAGAACATGGACGATATTTGGACCGCTCTTTATCCTACGATTTCAACAGGTGGACGTTGTATTGCATTAAGTTCACCTAATGGTATTGGTAACTGGTTCCATAGAACATATGAAGACGCAGAGAATGGACAGAATCTTTTCAGACCATCCTATCTTCCTTGGGATGTACACCCAGATCACGATATTGCCTGGTTTGAAAATGAAACTAAGAACTTAAGTAAGCGCGAAATTGCACAGGAGTATCTATGCTCATTTAATGCTTCTGGCGATACGGTTATCGACCCAGAAGATATTGAGCGTATGCATAAGGAAACAACAGAGCCTAAGCATAAAAGTTGGGTAGATCGCAATTATCATATTTGGAAGCCATATAATCATCAAGGAAAGTATATGCTTGTTGCCGACGTTGCGCGTGGCGACGGACAAGACTACTCAGTCTTTCACGTAATTAATGTTAATACAATGGAGCAAGTAGCCGAGTATCAAGGGCGTATAGAGCCAGAGCAATTTGTTGATCTACTTATAAATACAGGTAAAGAATATGGTAACGCCTTAATGGTTGTTGAGAATAACAATATCGGCTATACCGTTTGTAGTAGAATAGTAGAAAAAGGCTATAGAAATCTATTCTATTCTAATAAAAGCTCGCATGAATATGTTGATGCTAATAGCGCAATTGGAGATAGCTCTGCTGTAGTTGGATTTACGACTTCCGTAAAGACTCGCCCAATTATTATTGCAAAGTTAGATGAGTTAATTCGTAATAGAGTTATTAAGATTAATTCTGCAAGAACAGTACGTGAATTAGAAAAGTTCATTTGGGTAAATGGACGCCCAGAAGCACAGAAAGGCTATAACGACGATCTTGTAATGAGTCTTGCAATAGCCTGTTGGGTTAGAGAAATCGCAATTATTACGTCAAGTAAAGATGTAGAATATACAAAAGTTATGCTAGGATCTCTTGGAAAATTAAATAATACTCTAAACACAAGCATACCAGGTATGAGTAACTATAAAGAGATACAGAAACAAAATACCATAAATACATACAAAGAATTTTCATGGTTATTTAAAGGATAAAAATGGCTGATCAACGAAGAAACATTAAAAATAATGAATCGCAATTATTTAAAAGATTAACGAGACTATTTTCTGGTCCAATTGTTAATTTTAAACAACAAAGTCAACTACGCTATAAACGCGGACAATTAAACAAATTTAATTTTACATCGGCAAGCGGAAGAAGCTTTTCTAAAACAAGCTATAATCCTTTTGACTCTATCCAGAGCAATATTCTATCAAATCAAAGCCGAGCAGAACGCTATGGCGATTTTGATCAAATGGAATTTACTCCAGAGATTGCAAGTGCATTAGATATTTATGCAGATGAAATGACAACACACAGCAGTCTTACTAAAATGTTGACTGTTGATTGTAAAAATCAAGAGATAAAGAGTATTTTAGAAACTCTATATTACGATGTGTTAAATATCGAAAGTAATCTATTCGGCTGGTGTCGTACAATGATTAAGTTTGGTGATATGTTCCTGTACCTAGATATCAACGAAGAGCGCGGAGTTGTTAATGTCATCGGCCTACCAACGCCAGAGATTGAACGTCTAGAAGGCGAAGACAAAACAAATCCAAGTTATGTTCAATATCAATGGAATAGCGGTGGATTAACCTTTGAAAATTGGCAAATTGCACATTTCCGTATCCTTGGACAAGATAAATATGCACCATATGGAACAAGCGTATTAGAGCCTGCGCGTCGTATCTGGCGTCAAGTTACGCTATTAGAAGATGCAATGATGGCTTATCGTATCGTTCGCGCACCAGATCGTCGCGTATTCTATATCGATATCGGTAATATCGCCCCAGAAGATGTTGAGCAAATGATGTTAAAGGTTCAAGCTCAAATGAAGCGCAATATGATTGTTGATCCTTCAACTGGACGCGTAGATCTTCGCTATAATCCAATGAGTATCGATGAGGATTATTTCATCCCAATTCGCGGAAATAGCAATACAAAAATTGATACTCTTACAGGAGGAAGTTTTACTGGGGATATTGATGACGTTAAATATCTTCGCGATAAACTATTCTCGGCTCTTAAATTACCAGCTTCTTACCTAACTCAAGGCGATGGCAAACAAGAGGATAAAAGTACACTAGCTCAGAAAGATATTCGTTTTGCCCGTACTGTTCAACGTCTACAACGCGTCGTTGTCGGAGAGCTAGAAAAGATTGGAATTATCCATCTCTTTACATTAGGTTATCGTAACGAGGATCTACTAAAATTTAGCATTAAGCTAAATAATCCTTCAAAAATTAGTGAATTACAAGAATTAGAGCATTGGAAGTCTAAGTTTGATGTCGCTAAACAGGCACAAGATGGCTTCTTTAGTAAGCGTTGGATTAGTGAACACGTATTTAACTTATCAGAAAATGATCTACGTAAGATTCAACGTGAGCTTTACTACGATAAGATTTATGAAAAGACTCTTGAAGGTGCAGGTAATGCTGCTGCAACTGGTGCTGAGGCGGCAGGAGGGGCAGAGGGTCTAGGTTCTACAGGTGGCGATACTCTTGGAGATTTAGGTATGACACCTATGGGCGAGACACCGGAAGCCGCTGGCGGTGAAGGTGGAGAAGGCGCAGGAGGCGGTAATTTAGAGGTAGTACCAGATCTAGGCGCAGGCGCACCGCCAGCTAAACGTCGCGACGATTATAAACCAGTAGATGTAGACGGTCGTCATAAGAAAGGCCGTAGTCATAGTATGAACAAACTAGTAAATCCAGGCGCTGTTTCTGGTGCAGAAATGCGCGGAATATTCCCAGGAATGGATAGTTTACGCCAACACTCAAAACTTTCTGGTTTAAATGAAAGTAAGACTAATTATAATGTTACAGATGAAGAAAAATTGCATGAAGTGAGTAGAGAAGTTGAAATTCTACTAACAGGATTGGAGAAGCGCAATGCAAAAGCAAATAAAGATGAAGCATAATAAGAAGCGTAATACAGCGTTTCTTTTTGAAGCCCTTGTAAAAGAATTAACAAAGGCAGTTGTTTACGGAAAAAAACAAGAACAAAGAGTAATCTCTAGTATTATTAAAGAACACTTTAATAAAAGCTCTATTTTAGAGAAAGAATTAAAACTCTATAAACAGCTTTGCGAAACAAAAGAGTTTCCTAGAGAACATGCAGAAAAATTAGTTAATCGTATTAAAGACGAATATGAAAAACTTGATGAGCAAGAGATTTTTAATGAACAAAGCAAGTTAATCGCTAAAATTAATAAAACTGTTGGCGTCCAAGTTTACGACAACTTTGTACCTAACTATAAAACTCTTGCGACGGTATCGCAGATATTTAACCGCTCTGTCCCACAGACACAGAAGATTATTCTTGAACAAGAAATGGTCGGCGCTCTCACTTCTAAACTTATTGTAGAGAAGAAAGAACTAGAACCAATAGATAAAATTACATTTAAGGTTGCTATTGATAAATTCAATAAGCATTATAACGAAAGAATCCTACCAGAACAAAAAGAATTGCTCTCTAGATTCATTAATTTTTCAGATGACGACGTTGAATTAAAAATCTATCTCAGCGAAGAGCTTTCTAGAATTAAAGATGAGATTAAGAAAATCAAATCTAATGATATCATAAAAGAAAGCTATGATTTGAAAGACCAAGTAGA